TGGTGGGATGTCCAGCCCGGTGGCCAACCGCCGGATCGCGTCGAGGAGCTTCTGTGCCGTCTCGGCCTGGAAGGGCGTCTCGAAGGTCTGCCACTTGATCTTGTCGATCAGCTCGCCGGGCACCTGCACCATCAGCGGGACAAGCGAGGACGCCGCCGACTGGTCCTGGAGCGACGCGGCGATGTTGCGCTGGAGCAGGGACATGAGCCCCTTGGCTCCCGGCGGGTCCTTATCCGTGCGGGGGAAGTCCAGCTCCTGCGGCAGGAACAGGATGCCCGCCCCAGCCAGACGCGAGTCGATCTGGGCGAACACCTTCTTGGTCAGGCCCTCGATCTCCCGCAGGATCGGCAGCACCGCCCGCACCGACGAGTCGGCCGCGTCGTAGCGCCGGGGGTGAGGGGTCCAGACGCGCATCATGAGGTCGCGGCCCTTGCGCATCTCGTGCTGGCCGCCGCCGTACATGTTCGACCGGTCGACGAGGATCCGGTTGGTGCCGTTGCGGTGCACCTCGCTCGTCGAGCAGACGTACCAGATGTCCTTGCTCGACTGGGACACATCCTCGGCGATGATGTACGACTCACCGCTCACGTACAGCTGGGCGCCCAGGGCGCGCTGCGCCTCGGCCTTGAGGGCCGGGCCGCCGAACATCGTCTCGGCCAGCACCTGGATCTGCTCGTCCGACGTCTCCTTGCCGGGCCGGCCGTACTTGTCCAGCTCAGCGATGTAGAGGCGACACCGGGAGACCGCGTTCGCCATCCAGTTAGTGGCGAACCGCAGCTCACCACAGATGTCGAAGTGGCGCCACGCCTCCATCTGCCAGCGCGTGTCGCCGAGCCGCCAGGAGCGCCACGTGGTGCCGTCCAGGGAGACTGTTGACGCCGCAGCGGTGACACCGGGCTCGACGTCCGCGCTCTCGCGGACCGCCACGGTTCCCTTCGCGCGGGCCACCCGTCACCCCCTGCCGACGTCGGAGAACATGCCCGTGAGCTGACTGAACGCCAGCGCAGCAGCGATGACGAGCAGGGCCGGGGTGTTCCCAACGGTGTACCACACCACGGCCGCAACTGCACTGACGTAGATCGAGACACACCACGGGCAGTGGATCAGGTAGATCAGGGTCGCCCTCCAGCCAGTGGGCTCACCCCGGTCCACCCGCTTCACCACCCAGGCGCGCGCCGAGCCGGTGAGTTGATCCTGGGCGAGCAGCCCGGTCACCCGCATCGCGGCGAGAGCGTAGATGACGATGACCACGACAGGGTGCATGGGGACAGGCTACGCGGCATACGGGTCAGCGCGGTTGAGCATCGTACCCACAGGGGCGACAACCGACGAGGCGAACCGCTCCCGCGAGCGGAGGAAGCTCTGGGCGTGGACCAGCGCGTCAATGCGGTCGGGGCTGTTCGGGTCCTGGTCTGGCACCCAGGTCGCCTGCTGGTCCTCCATCTCGGGGAAGACGCCGACGTGGTGGCAGCGCCCCTGCTCGTAGCGCATCGCGGTGGGCTGCGCCCGCAGCCGCTTGCCGTCCACCGCGTGGACGGCCTTGCACGGGGCCGCGCCGCCGGGGGGGAACAGGCCCTCGGCCTGCATCTCCGCGTAGGCGTCGAGCATGACCTGGGTGAGCCACTTCTTGCCCAGGTTGTCTTCGTAGACCAGCAGGTCACCATCCACGGCCAGGAACAGCTCCCAGGCCCGCCGGGCCGCCGGTCGGCCGGCCATCTTCCGGCTCCAGTCGGCGAGCACGTAGTCCTCGTCGTCCTCGCCACGGCCGACCGCCACCAGACCCATCTCGTCGCCCGTGCCCGTGCCAGCCGGGTCCACGCCGACCACCACCATGTGCAGGCCGGGCACCTGGTCGAGGGAGACGCGGTACTTCTCGATGAGCGCGTGCGTCCACAGCGCGCCCTCCACCTCCTCCAGCAGCTCCCCGTACATCTCCTGCCGGCCGATGGTGGTGCCGTGGTACTCGCGCCTGAACTCTTCCAGCTGGGCCGGGGAGAGGTTCGCCGCGTTGTCGTAGGTGGAGCCGCCTGTCAGGCGCACCGAGGTGTCGCCGGCCTTGGCTCGTCGCACCCAGCCCTTGAGGAGCTTGATCGGCTTGGGGGTGGTCGTCACCACGACTCGGGGGCGCCCCCCAGCGGGCAGGTCGGCGCGTAGCGAGGGCATCACACCCTCGGTCCAGACCTTGTCGGTGTAGTGCCACTTGCCCAGCTCGTCGAGCCACGCCCCGGCCAGGTTGTAACCACGGCCGGTGTCCTCGTCGTCCACGCCCTCGAAGTAGATGATCTGCCCGGTGGAGAGGGTGATGATCGGCTTGGGCGCCTTGGTGTAGTGGTACTTGATGCCCCGCCGGTTCAGCGCGGCCCGGATGCCGGATGGCCCCTCGATGCAGAACGTGCGGGTGTCGGCGATGGTCGCGCCCAGGACGAGCCAGTTGGTGGCGTTGCCGGCTCTGTCCTTCGGGTACTTGAGGGCCTGCTCCACGAGCCACTCGGCGCCCGCCCGAGTCTTGCCGAACCCTCGGCCGGTGAGCATGAGCCAGATGAACCAGTCCCCAACCGGGGCCATCTGGGCTGGCCGGCCGGTCCACCACCACGCGTCGCGCTCGATCTCGTCGAGCACCCACTGCTCCTGGTTGAGCAGCCACGCACGCTGGAGCTGATGAGGCAGCTCTGCCAGCTGGAGCTTGGCCGACTGGAGCACCGCATCCCCCCTCGTTTCACGTGAAACCCGAAGGTACCGCGATGTCAACAACTGTCCAGGACTGGACACTCCTACGGGCCTTGACGGGGGGTCCACACTTGCGCGCGTGAGTAAGCTCCTGTATACTTGAGGGATACAGCCGGGAGACCGGCGAAAAATTTGAAGATCAGGACTCCGAGACCGGGGCACCACTGCCTGGGAACCGAGAACCAGCCGAAGTCTTTACAGCATCCGTCGCACACAGACGCAGGGGCTCGACCGGCCCACCGAGGGAACGCCGCCGAGAGGCGCGGCCAAGGGAACGGTTGGAGGGCGAGGGGTTCTCCCACCCCGGTAGTGCGCGCGGTCATTCGCGCGCCGCCCACGATCCCGCCTGTCCGGGCGGGTCAACCTTCTAGCGTTGGGAGACGCTATGAACGACAAGATCAAGGCTGCTGCTGCCGCCAAGCGAACCGTCATCACGGGACTCGTTTCCGGCGCCCTGATCGCCCTGTACGGGCTGTGGATCTCGCGGGACCACATCACCCACATCGGCTACACGATCGGCCTCCGTCCGCTGGAGGCAGAGACGCTGTTCATCTTCATCGACTTCATTGCCATCTACGGCAAGATGCTGACGAGCAAGCGCCTCTCCGCTAAGACCCGACGCATCGGATACAAATTCCTGGCGTTTGGTGGCGTGGCGTCGCTCGGCTGCAACATTGCCTCCGGGCTGTTGCTCAGCTCCATTGGTGCTGCGGTGTACGGAGCTTTCATCGTCGGAATCGTTGCTGCTCTTGAGTACGCGATCGCGAACACGAAGGCAAAGGCCACGATCAACTCGGCTCCTCGCGAGAGCGTGGAGCGCATCCCGGCCACGGTGGCGCAAGCTTCCGCCCCCATGTCCGTCGCCCGTCAGAGGGCAAACCAGGCTCGTGAGCTGTTCGCGCAGCGTCCGAGCATGACCGCAGCGGAGCTTGCCGCTGCCACCGGCATCGGCCGTAACACGGCCAAGCGGATCGTAGATGCCGGTGTCTCCTCCACCCTCTCCGAGATGGAGGAGGAGCTGGTCGACTAAGGCCCGCACGGGGCGCCCGCAAGGGCGCCCCACCTGCCCCCTGTCAGTGGGACGTACCGGGTTCGAGCCCCGGGGGGTGGCACTCAACCTTGCGCGGACGCGTAAGGTGTCTGTATGGTCTGACCAGACAGACTGACCCGAAGGGAGACGGTCATGGGAGCAAACACCTTCATCACCACCGGTCCGGCCGGTGAGCTGAACGAGGTCTTCGAGCGAGTCGCCGACGCGTCACGCTGGGAGGACGGGCACAGCTACTCGGGTGCGATCGGGATGAAGGACAGCGTGATCCTGCTGGACACGCGGGTGCTGAGCACCGAGAAAGAGGCAGTCACCTACGCGACCGATCTGCTGAACGCAGACGATCCGCGTATCTCCGACAAGTGGGGGCCGGCTGGAGCGATCCAGTGGCTCGGCGGCTGGGTCTTCGTCGGTTGGGCATCGAGCTAGACCGCGCGCCCGGGGTTCGACTCCCCGGGCGCGTACGCAGCAACACCGCTGCCATAGCGATGGGAGTCGCCATGGAGATCACAGTTACGTTCACCGTCAAGGCTGACGTCGACGGCTGGGCAAGGACGCGCAGGATCACGACTGATGAGGCCGAGAGGGAAATCTTCGAGTACCTGGCGGGGATTCCTGAGAACCCGATCAGCGGCCAGACCTACCTGACCCTAGACAGCACGGCGGTGATCGAGAGCTGACTCTCACAGCAAGAGGCCGGGGCGGGGTTCGACTCCCCGCCCCGGTACGAGGGCCACAACCGGGTGGCCCTGCACGGAAGGGAGCAACATGGCCGAGACCCCCGAACAGCGCGCCGCTCGCGAGCAGCGCGCCCACGAGGAGCACGTCAGGCGGGAGAACGCCCGTCTGGCTGCACAGGCCCACCGGGAGCGGGAGGCACTCGCTGCCCGGATCCGTGAGGAGGACGCGCGCACGAAGC